AGTCCGCAATCACATCTCCAGCTGTACCCATCCATCTATTTTTTTGTCCGATTATACTGTTTTTGTTAATGAATACTACAACTGGATAACCAAAAGTAGTTATATCTAGGTGGGCGTGATAACCTTTTTTCGGATTTGCTATGCCACCGTTATATCCACTTCCCCAAACGAAAGCCTGAAGATTACCGTTTAAAGAGTTATCCCAACCTATAGAATTATTAACAATATAACTAGAGAAATTGGAGTTTTTAAGAGAATTTCGTCCATCTAGTTTTGTATTGTTAACCTTTGTTTCTACGCTCTCCAACTTCTCACTGATTTTCCCAGCTCGTTCTTCAATTTCAGTTGTTGTTTTTTTAAGATTATTTGTTGTTTGCTGCACATCAGAAATCGTCTTTTTTGTACCTTCCACAGTTGATTCAACCGTATTTAGTTTATTGCTGATTTCGCTATCTTTTTTAGTTAACGATTCGATAGAAGTTTTAAATCCATCTGCTGTTTGCTCTGATTTAGTAACACGTTCGGTAATCTTACCTTGTTCATTTTGAACGTTGGAAACGGTAGTATTTATGCCTTTAATAGTATTCTCAATCTCTACTGTTTTTTTAGTGAAATCAATTGTTAATACTTGGTCCTCTGGCGCTGGTGAATAATCTGTAGCAACGTTCCCCACTTCCATTTGCCACTCTTTCAACTCGATCATACCTTTTGTATTACGGATAAGGGTTTGCATTGAAACGGCTTTTAATGTTTTATCTTTAATCGTATGAACAGCTGAATACTTTGTCCAAGATTTGGCTGGTTTAACGTCGCTTTCACAGCGAACAGATAACCAAACCTTTTCATCATCAGCGTATACAACTGATAATTCCATACCGACCCATGGGTTCGGTGTTCCTTTCGCAAAGCCTTGTGTCCTAGCTTTAAAGGAGAATACAACGCTTGTTCCTTGAATCATTCCCATTACGTCAGGGACAAACGTGAATCCTTTTGAAACAGTATCAGATATTTTAGTACCCGTATCAGATTTTAATGTTCCACCAGTACCTAATAATAAGTTACGTCCACCAATTACCGTATTATCAACTTTCGATTTAAGAGCATTAAGAGTCTGTTTCGTACCATCAGCGGTTGTCTTAATCTCATTCGTTTTCGTTTCAAGTTGTGATAATCCATCATTTGTTTTCTTTAACTCTGCTTTTTCTGCCTTCTGTGTAAGAGCTTCATTTGTCTGTGTAATAGATGTGTTAATGTCCTGGAACTTCTTAACGTTCCCTTGCTTATCAGTTTCATAAATTTGTTTACCTATGAAACCATCTTTAATTTCATCTTTTGTGAAAACACCTGATTTATCAGCCTTATCTTTTAGTTGGTTATTAATCCATGTTTGATCTACTTTGTTATTAACCTGGTTTTGAACATCAACTATTTGCCCTGCGATTTCTTTTGCTTTATTGTCCACAGTTTGAATCTTTTGATTTAATTCAGTCTTTGTGGACTCGATCTCTTTATTAACCTGTTCCAACGTTTCTTTCTTAACTGATTCCACATCAGGAACAACCGGGTCCCAAATACCATCTTTCCAGAGTTTTAAAATACCAGGCTTACCGTTCGAAATATCTAACCATAATGTTTTTCTGTCTTTAAGCCCTGTTGTCGGTGGATACTTTGATTCAATGATTTCAACGGTATTATTTTTAATGTTCTCTTGCACCTTTTCAGCAAGTACTTTTGCCGCTTCTGATTCTTTCTGTGCATTACTAGCCGTTTCGTTAGCTTCTTTCACTAATTTATCTAGCTGATCTATCATTTCTTGTTTATTGCCTAATGAACTAAGAATACGGTTATAAATCTTTCTTAATTCTTCATTTGGATCAACAATCTCATGATAATCACCAAACACATATTTATCTTGTGTAGGGTCTTTAAAAGATTCATCACCAGCGATTGTTCTTGCTTCTAGATACAATTTAGGTGTAAAGCCTGTATCTTTAATTTTGATTGTATCGCCCTCATTAATTAACTCATGAGCTAGTCCAAATACACGACCAATTGATTGTGCTTGGACTTCATACGAAACGGATGTATTTACACGCTTTTTCAACTCTGTATTCATTAGAGCCATTAAACGTTTTGGATCCATATCTTGGTCTCCTGTCTCTGGACTATAGAAACCGAATTTATGCTGCCCTTTCTCATTCCATCGTTGAAATGCATCACTATCCACTAGATACGGTACACCGTTATTTATTTCCATAATAGTAACAAACTCTCCGCCTTCTTTTTTCACGAAACCTAATAAGGCTGTACAAATGTTTTGAGAGTTTTCAATCCGTTTAATCCCCATCAAATCTTTGCCGAGAGTTACTTCTTTCCCTGTTTCTCGACCACGCTTCTTAATCATATCAACATAACGACCAACGACTTGAGAGCCTACGACTTCAGCGCGATATTGGATTTCTAATTCAAATAATGAAGCTATCTTTTTAAGGAGAGTCAATGGATCAATAAATTCATCAATAGTCATAGAACGGAAACTAGCATATTCTAAATTCCCTTTCTTCCACTTCGTACCTGCAAGAGCGATATCCACCATTTCAATTACTGTCTTACCTTCTAGTTTTTGTGGAGGGATAATTCCTGCTTTAGCAAGTTGAACCCATTCACCCGATGCATAAGCAACTACTGATCTATCATCAGAGTCTTTTTCTATTTCAATGATTACATAAGGAACGATACGACCATCACGCACTTCTTTTAATACTAAGTTTTGCTGCATAAGTGTGGCTGAATGCTGTGTATTATCAAATACTCGAAACTCTAATGTATCAATGTTATTTTTGATTTCCCAATGTCTTTTATCATCCCAATAATCTTTAGGCTGAATGGATGCTACGATTTGTTCTGTTTTAAAATCAACAACATGCAATTCACCACTTGGCGTTCTCATCTATATCTCTCCCTGTAACTGATTGTCGCTGTAACATCTGGTGGCATAATATCAATACGATTATCTCCGCGTATGATCTTAGGAAACTCACTAAATATATCTTTAATGTTAATAGCATTTTTCCCGTTAATCGTAACAAGGCTTCTTTCTGTATCGATAATCACTTTGTCGCCTGTATCGAAAATATAAGGCTTTGTATTGGAATGGACTTTGTTTATCTTCCAAATCTTTAAATCATCAATTTGCATAGTATAAACAGGTGTGTTCCTATCCCATCGACAAATAGCAATCATGACTTGTGCAATTTTTCGTTCTGTCATTGGATTACCCGTTTCATCAATCCAACGTTCAACCAATGAAGCATCGTCTATCTCCGTACCATCTCTGAACTTTGCTACATAAACAGACCATTCTTTACCACGCCTTGCTATACGTAATCTTCCATAGAAGTTATTGAAAGTATTAGGATGCGCGCCATTTGTATCAACTAATTTTCGAATACTGTTTGGCGTTCCATTATTACCAACTCTCATATACGATTTTGTGATTTCTGCATTCTCGTATAGATCGTTCACATTGATACGTGCTACAACGTTACTTGCTTCATCTAAAAGTAAAACTTCCACACGCCCCATTTGATCTATATTTTTAGATTGCAAATGAACCCTTGCTTCCATTTCAAAATCTTGAATCGGGCCACCAGGTATACTTTTCTTTGCAATACCGCCATGAAATTCTTTCGTACCTTCTGCACCGTAATATGGACAATAAATTGCTGTTCCATCTTTCACCTTTAGTTCGCCTGTACCCTTCATTTCTTCCACCTGTCCGGTAACAGGAGTCCAACCTACAATTGATGACATTTCATCCCACAAGACTCGTTCTCGCTCTTGTACAGTTGATTCTTCCACAGTTAACGGATAGCCAATACGGAAATAGTTTCGCTCTAAAGGATATTTACCAAACCATACATCTAAGAAGGTGCTTGGTTTTTTCACAACCATTTCAATTATTGGTGGCGCTTCTACACTGCCTTTATTAGTAAAATTAGAGGTTATTTCTGTAGACCAATTTTGAGTAAAGGTGTGTGTATTGGTTTTCCCTAACTTATAAGGCATTGGACAAATAAATTTAATAACTCCTTGTCCAAGTGTTACAAACTCATCCGGATCAAAACTATCATCCACAACAGCTAAATACGTTCTATTTGGTTCTACATCATA